GCCCATGCCACGACCGATAATCATCGATATCGGTCGGAACAAATGGAGTGGAGATGGATGATAAAGAAAGTGGAGCGAATGAATGGAGAGATTCAAAGGCCATAATCAAGCTTGAGGATCTTGCGTGAGGCTTCACATGAAATGCAAACCACATCCCAAGTCATAGGACGCAGTTGAGCGTGAAGGTCTGCAAGTTCAGCGTTAGTGATGTCGTAACGTTGAGCCCAGGCTTGATCAGTGATGGTGAACACAGGCGAGCGTGTGAAAGTAAGGTACTCGTCCGTGTTGGGCGGTGTTGATGGACGACCGCCAGCGTTGTGGAGCATGTGTTCAATAATGGGAATGGTTGTACGAGGATAGATTCCATGAAGCAATCCGGCTTGAAAGGTGCGAGCGCGCGTAAGCAAGTCGCCGTGACCAGGAAGGTCACCTTTACAAATTCCGGATGCACGAAAAGGTATACCAAGATTAGCAAGAGCACGAAGATTCCCGAGAACGTCGAGAACTGGTGAATGCTTAAGAAATTGAAGTCGAAACCATTCGGTGTACCGATCGATCGTGATAATATATCCAGCAAGTTTAGAAGCTTCTGGATCAAAATCATTCTCAATAAATGCAATGGCGATGGCAAGCGAACCAATATTGTTGAGAAAAGTCGTGAGTGTTGATCCAGAAGGCAAAATGTGCCGTCTAAGCTGGATCGTCTTCTTTTCGTAACGGTCATGGACCGATCTGACGACGATGGGAAATTGACATTGATCAAGTAATGGGTTGAAAAATTCTTGTGCACGAGGCTCAAAGAAATTCGCTAGAAAGGAAAAAATTCCCTCTCCGTGACTCGCGTCACACCCAGAAATGTCAATGTTACAATAATGTGTTTGCCCATTTTGGAAATATGAGCAACACGCATCGTCAGAAAAAATACAATAAAAGAAGCGCCCACGAAGATTAATCATCTGATCAAAACAATAAAGAATTTCGTCATAGGTAACTTTTTTAACCAATCGAATATGTCCTCCAGCAAAGGGGATGTCCTCTCCACACATGCGAGTTTTTGCGATTTCAAGCAAAAACCCACCTTGCAATGAAGCTTCAACGCCAAGATTGAAGACGAGCCTAGGAAATTTTCCTGGCTTGGCCCACTCGTCAGGCTTCATGAAAGCTTCCATGACTTTCTTGTGACGAGTGACCCAATGGTCTTCTCCGTATCCATAATAATTAAGATTACGATCTGCGTTCTCTCGTTGAAGTTTCTTTGGGTGCGGGTCATGACATTTGACCCTAGCTAACTCGACCATGGTGACGATTTCATCGTCGAGTCCTGCAATCATGTGTTTGAGGTGTGTGAACACAGCGTGTGTGCGTGTGAAAAATGTGACTTGATTCGCCAAAAGCTGATCGTGGAGACCCGGCAATTCTGGTTTGCGTCGCAACATCAAGCGCGTAAATGCCCGCGCAAGACAAGGGTTACAGACACAATAAATCTTCCCAGAATGCATGAATCGAGGGCCGAAACAGGTGCGGTATCGTCCATCGAGAAATTCCTTATAAAACAATGTCGTCCTAAAAGACAAAACCCCATTAATTAATCCCATTTTGACTAATTTACGAGGTGACAAAAATTTTTTAAGGTCGACAGCATTTGGTGCATCAGTAAACGGAAAGATGCAAGGTTCGGGGCGAATCAAGTGGAAACCGGTGACGAACGTGCCCCCACAGTCGCCATCCGGCCCACAGAGTTTTTTGGATTGATGATGAAAGGCTTGGTGTAAAGTCCGATTCCAGAGTTGTAAACTGCACACGCAGCAGAAACAAGATACATCATTGTATTCATGAAGATTTCTGGGGAATATGGGGACTGTGTCCAAGGGTTCTCAACGCCGTCAACAACTGCACCGGTAGCGTAACGGGCAATACTTTGAATAAAAACACGAGAGATTGTGACTCCAGTATCTGTAGAAACACAAGGAGATTGAAGCATGAACTTTGGTTCAGCAAGCATGGCTTCAACCATGGCACGTGAGACTCGACGCTCTGTATAGCGAGTAAAACCGAGTGTGCGGTAGGCGTCGATAATCTCAGCACTTTTCCCACGTTTCCAAAAACCCTTACCAAACTTACGCCACAACCATCCACCACGCATCATCCGGTTGGCGCGAAAACTTTCTTCCATGGCCCCTCCGTGAGTGAAAGCCTCCGCTTGCCAAAACCAACTAACAAATTTATCCCATGAGTCAAACCACCTTGATCGAGTTGACCCCGGAAAATAAACCCGAACTTTTGGAATAACACTATTACCCGGAAGGAAGAAAAACTTTCCAGCTGGCGTAGGATTCTCATCGGGCTCAGGGTCATAGATTTGTGGAGCATTTACTCGAGGGATTAGTGGT